TCGATGTAATATATTCTACGTTCTGGCGCACGGACTACACGATATATAACGATCGCATCCTCTAGCATAGAAAGCTTTCTCCAAGTACCATAAACTTTCTCAATAATAGATTCTCCGAAAGGTTTGTCACCAATCTTGAAAACTACCAATCGATCGACTGGAATTTTCTCATATTCGCTAGTGCCCTTAGCTCTACTAAGTTTTTGACGGTAATTAGTTTGGTTATAGTCATCCAAAAGCTCACCGTCGGGGTCGTAAACATAATGAGTTACTATGTTCTCATCTTCTGGTGATAGAATATAACCAACCATTCTCTCAGTTTTTAATTCTTTAAGGCTCCCGTCACTACATTTTCTATAAAAAGTAGCTCCGAATTTTAATGTTTTTCTAACACGCTCGAATATTCTATGATCCATACCTGTACGGTCTTTCCATACGTCAAGCATGTCATTCATTATACGAAGTAGAGTTTTCTTAATTTTATCTTGGTCGGGGTAATCTAAGTAGAAAACTGGATCATCATCAGCATTACAAGAAGAAATATCCTCTGCCATAATATCCAATGCGCGATTAATTTCTACCGATCTGCAATCAGCCTCATGGTATCGTCTAAGACGCGCAACACGCGTCCCAGAGTTTTCTATATTCTGATTGAACCAACTTGAAGACACAGCATAACTGGTCATTGAATAACCACTACTTGAGCCACCCAACGATACAGGATTCCATGCGCTTTCTGTTATTTTGTCGGTCATAAAATATATCCTCTTAATTCTAAACTGTAAGTATTTAGTAGGATAAATAGTGTGTAGTTCAAAGGAGACTAAAATGCCGACAATCAACACATCAGTTAGCAAAGATTATATAGATATGTATAACGGGTATGACCAGACAAAAGTTGGCGCTGGGTTAATAAACCCAGACATATATGCTACCCCTGCTTATACTAAAAAGAAGATTAAAAATTTGGTGATAGGTGGTATTACTGATGTTGTTTATTCGGGCTTCGACGTAGACCCTAACCCGATGTGCTTACCAATGGCTTATGAACCCAGATACAACACAATCATAGCGTTAAACTTGAACTACGTCCCAAGTAATATCCGAAAGAGTATAATGAAGTTCATACTGGACTCGAATGCCGCTAGAATTCGTAGCAATCAGCCTCTAATGGTTAACTACGATTCTCTTTCTCGTGCAATTCCTCAAGTAAAAGGTATCGTGAGAAGATATAAGGTTGTAGCCATCAGACCCATTGAAACATACCAATTAAACGAGTGGGTGGAGTTAATAAAACGTAGATCTAGATATGAAAACGTATACAAAGAGGGAATGAGATAATAATTATATTGCTACTCGCGATGCGGCAACATCCAGTAGCTCTAGACAACCCATAGGAAATATCAATGTCCAGCAATAATATTTACCAAAGTAAGACAGGAATGGGGCAAGGTGCCCCATTTTTAATCTCCATCATCTGGTTGTTTGCCGTCTAAAATCTGTATCATTTGTTCATGTGTTAAATACATTGTCTTGATACCTTGAAATGACAAATCACCAACATACTCATTAAACCGAATGGTTAGATTGTCTATGTCAGTTATCAAATCTTCGTCAATATCATAAGCTAAAACAAAATGAGGACTCGGTTGTTCGAACTCATCGCTTTTATGGCTAGCATGTTTTCCATTGATTTCACTCCACAGATTATCGTAAGCTGGGGATTCGCCAATGGCAATCAATGGTACTTCGCCAGTATCAGTTGGTTCATCAACGACTAATTCAAAATTATTAACGAAATACGTTAAATTGTTTTTATCGTCAATAACATCCTGAATAAACTCTTCAGAATACATAATAGGCATGAACATATTTTTCTTCATAGTCATTTGGTCAATATCGAAATCATCACAGAACGCTTCCAATTTTCGATAACTCTCATCTGTTACGCCAAGCCCATAAATAGTTCCCATATTAGGATAAACCGATTGTACTTCTTTTTCCTTTTCAGTCTGTACATTATTACTCATTTGAGACTTACGACGTTCTTGCATTTCTCGAACATCTTTGTCAACAACTAATCCAGAAATTTTCATTTTTTTCTCCGTAACCACTCTGTATAGTGGTGTTTCGTAAAATCCATCAGTTCTTTTACCACCAGAACAATCGTATGTTCCGCAATATTCTAAGAACCCCTTTGCTACTAATCTTTTTTTGACTTTGCCTACAGTGTTCATGCTAACACCAGACCAAGCGGCAGAGAACTTATCAGCGAATGTGCTTTTTCCGTCGTAACCAGAATACAACTTTTTTATCGCATCCAGTAATAAAAAACTCTCAGCAACTTTTTTCTCTGATTTGCCCAGTCCTTCCATTGAGTGATAATATTTAGACATAACGTGATCTAAGTCTATAACACCAGCCTCAAAAAGCAATCGCGTAAACCATGCCACAAATTCAGCAGGGGATAATCTGTTTACCTGTGTTTTATAACAGATGGTTGCATAAAGTCTTATTAAATTGTAGTCACTATGGTTGTATCGGTTAGCATAGAAATTAGCAAAATCTCTTACTATAATATGGCTTTTATCGTTACTCCAACGAATCCCCATCGAAGCACAATTGTCTATGTGTTCTGGTAAAATAGAGTTCATCAGCTTTTTATCTCCAACTTGTACTTCTCTCAGTCCTAGTTTTTTAGACAGAGCCATCTGTACTTCTTGATTGTGAAAAAGTTGGTTTATAAGAGTACTTGTTAACATATCAGCGTCGATGTGTATTTTCCCATCTTCATCTAACAGTTTTGCGGTAGGGTCTGCTTTGACAAAATCTTTATCAGCAATTTGATACATGTCTGGTTGTTCACCAAACTCACATGTATTATTTTCATAATCGATCATACCGACTTGTTTATTGAACCCATCCATCTCTTCTGCATATTTCATAGCTTTCACAAAGCCAGAAATATCAGTTTTCATTGGGGATTTAACTTTGGTGTTTTTTATCTTTCTGGCTGTTCCAGATTTTCTTGATTTTTTCAAGTCTTTTGCAGTTTTTGCTATCTCAAAGAAATCATCACGGACGTATGAGAATTTTTCGAAATCAAAACTATTAATTTCCTCGATAGAGTCCCACGGAGTTTCTGTATTAATAGCTACATAAGTATTTTGGTCGGGCAAAATAACGTACCCACCATCGCCCAACAAATCAATATTAGGTAAACATGCGATAGAACGTTTGATTATCGGATTCTTTTTGAAATATACGTGAGTACCGCCACTCATCGTTTTAACTCGAAAATCATCGTCTGAAAGAATACCGTCGCTTTTAAGCCTAGTTATAGCACTTTCTGTCAATAATTTTCCAGTCTGACATAAATCGTAGTCGTCTATATCTAAAACTGTAAACTGGGTGTTTGGTGCACCGATTAGTGCGTCTGGGTTCTTTTTCCACCAAGATTTTACAGTTCTTAAATCACAGGTGGCATCTAACATACCGTTGCCACCTTTATTTTTGGATATTAGAGGTTTTTTCTTATTGCTACACGGAAATATTTTTATACCTTTTTTAGCATAAGCAATAGCCTTCTCAATTTGATCCATTTAATCCCTCATCTATTAAACCATGCTTCTCTATCCTCGATCCAATACGCTATGGATGCTTTGAAAGAATTAGGAAGCTCACTCATTTTATTGAGTTCTCGCTTTACGTGATTTCGCAGAAAAATTTTTTCATCTTCACCTAGGGAAGTTTGATCTAGGGAGTGAAATTTGTTTATAAGAGACACCGCCTCATTTATTTTGTTCCGACGGTTTCTCTTTTCTATCGCTTTTCTGGTTTGTTTTGCTTCATCGATTGGCATTACTAGCTCTCTTAAAGATTAGTCATGGCATATTTTGATAACCAGTACGCATCAGTAACATCGAATCTACCTTTACTTTTAAGAGTTTTTTCTTCAAACACTTGCTTTGTTTCTGATGGTAGTGCATCGAACATTGCTTCTTTCTTAGCGTTACCATTACCAGTAGCAAACTTCTTAAGAGTAGTAGGGGGAACTATTGAAATCCTATCACCAAACCCACAGTCTCGCAATGCTGAGATTATCATAAATTGTAGCCCAGCAAGCTTTCTAGTTGCATCACCTTTCGCACCAAACCCCAACCCCTCGATACAGACATAAATCTCGTGTAATGGGTGTTGGTCAGCTATTTGGTGGACAAATTTAATGATGCTTGCTGTTATTTCTTGGCAACGTCTAACATCATCAATCTGTACTTGAGTGCTATCCATTTTCTCTGGTGATTTTTCTGATCTGATAATATTCCACTGGCAGTTGCCATTTTCATTATTACTAGCAAAAATACCAGTGGAAGTCATAGATTGGTCGATACCAATTACTGTTTTGTGTTCTGATTCAAAGCCATCAATATGATTATTCATGCGATTCTCCCTTTTGACATTATTTATTAAAGGAGAATCGCACTACCATCATAAAATCTCTAAGCTAGCAAATCCATTTTCTTTGGTGACCAATAACTTTTTGTCCATATGTTCTGCGAACTCTTCTCGGTGGCTGATGAAGAAGAAATTATCAGACTTATTCATAACCAATTTGAGAATTCTTCGACCGCCAGAAATATCAACAGCGGAGTCAATCAATTCGTCAAAGAATAAGATATTGCAATTTTTACCTAAAGAAATCATAAGATCTCTGAAAGCTAATGATGTTGCAATATTGATGCGAAGTCTTTCGCCTTGACTCAAATTCCAGAACTTAGTCTTTCTGCCCATATGCGTTATATCAACCGTCAAATCAGAGTTAATTCTAGACACATGCGGTAGACCAATAGCAACACTATACTCGTTTAACTTCTTATTAAGAAACGGAACATATTGGTCGATGATATTTTTTCTTACATATGACTTAGGATCTGTAAGCAATTTGATCAGATAGTCGCAATGTTTAGCACGTTTATGTAACTCATCGAGGTCATCCATCAATGTATCTAAATCTTGGAACATGTTTTTCATGGTCGTCAATTCGTCATCATGTGGGTTTTTGTTGCTCGCTCTGTGCTTTTGTAATGCGACTTTAGCGTTTTCTACTTCATACTTAGCTTCTGTAGCATCATTTCTACTATCGAATTCTAACTCGTTTTCAGCATTTTCTATATCACTCAGAACCTGACGTTTTTGTTGCTTTATAGATTCTATGCGCTGTCTAATGCTGTCATTGTCGCTATCGATAGGAGAACAAACAAAAGAAACTAATTCTTCACCTGCCTCTTCGGATTCTTCCATTGCGTCAGAATATTCTTTTTCGAATTCCTCGATAGTATTATCATAGACTTCAGTACGAGCGCCTTCTTTTTTAAGAGATTCATATTCACGATTCACATCTTCGACGCGTTTCAACTGTTTACGAATTTCTTCTGGGTCTGGTGTACTTTTTATTTTTTCTTCCAATTCAGAAATTTCAAGATTGATAGCTTCGATATCTTTATCACACTCTTCAATCTCTTTTTCTTGTTTTTTGATACTTTCTGTAACACCTTCAACCTTTTTCTCTACATCCGCTATTTTTTCTTTGTCAGTATGCGACTGCTTACAATACGGACAGGTGCCAGACTTCAAATCATCGAGTTCATAATTGAGTTCAGACAGAGCTTTCATTTCCGAATTTACAGACTTCAAATTGCTTTCTTTTGACTTAATAGCATCTTTCAAGTCATATCTCAATTCTCGCAATTCAGATGTAAGCTCTTCGATTTTTTTGATGTCTTCTTCCGTGTAATCTACATCGGTTGCTTCTTCAACTGCCATCTTCGCTTTTTTCAATTTTTCGCCATGGCTTTTGATCTTTTCATTTCTATCTTCAACCGCTTCGACATAACGATTGTATTTTGACATGAAATCATTTTTTTCACGATCGTTGTCTCGAATATCTCGCTCTAGCGTATCAGTCTCTGGTATCTTATGTAGGCTCTCTTTCAACTTATCTATCTTATCGAAAATAGCGAACTGTGCATCAAAATCAATGGTATTACCTTCCTCGATAATATCTTCGAGTTCTTTGGTTTGTTTTTGATATTCCAATTCCCAGTTTTTGATTTTCAACTTGATAGCTTCTATGTTATCAGAAACACGCTCGTTGTTATCTTTAGCGTTTTCAACATCTTTTTCTTGTAGCTTGATGTCAGTCTTTATGTCACTACGGATTTTCTTCAAAGTCTCAGCACGTTCAGTGAGGATATCAAGTGACAATGCGGATTCAATGAAATTACGCTGGTCTGGAACCGACATCTTCATGAATGCGTCATGATGCGGTGACATAAAATAAACACCAACAAAGATGTTGTGAGGGATACCAATTATATCTACAATCGCTTTGTCAGTATTTCCCATGGAATCACGGGTGAGTGATTTAGCAACATTGCCTTCGCTGTCTAACTCTTCTAATTCAACAGCGTTTGGTTTGCGTTTTCGAGTTACACGATACCCAGTACCGTTAACGTTGAAGTCCAAAGAAACCACCAACTTTTTCTCATTCACCATATTTATGTAGTCATCAGCATTAAGCTTAGGCTCAATTCCTTTACCGTAGAGCGCATAAACAATAGCTTGAATAATAGTAGTCTTACCAACGCCATTTCTACTGGTTCCTTCATCGCCTATGTCTTTATTCTCACCAACGACAAAATAACTTTCTCTGTTTGATAGCTCAACTTCGGTATCAACATTACCGAAAGACATAAAATTTTTGAATCTGATTCTGTCGAAATTAAGCATTTCTTCCTCCGCGATCTTTCGCTTCTTGATAAAGTTCGTTCAACAAAGAGTTATCGATGCCGTCGATTTCCTTCGCTGTTTTAATATGGTTCATGACAACTGCGTCGATGTTCTCAACTTCTTCGATACTTTCAACATCGGCTTCCATTATTTGCTTAGCCTTAGTATCAGTATATTTGACTTTAAATTCAAATCCTTTTTCTTGTAAGATGTTCTGAACATCAGTGATAAGAGTTTCATCTTCTAAATCATCTGGGAACTCAACGCGGATGTATGAATTTTCTGGATCTAGGTCTAGAACAGAATCAAAGTCCTCATATGCAACTGAAACGACTTTTACCTTCTCATATTCCACGAACTCGATGTCGCCAGTATCAGTATCTAAAAAGTAAATTCCGTGCGATTGGTTTGCTTCATTCATCGTAATAGGAATAGGTGTTCCAAGATACTGAATGTTGTCTTTTTTCTGAGGTGAGTGGTAGTGTCCAGTGTATACCGCTTCAAAATGACGCAATTCCTTTGGGCTATACCCATGCTCCATTTCATACATATCATTGACTAGGAAACCGTTCAGTTCGAAATGACCAAAACAAAAACGAGAACCAGCTTCTTCTGACATTTTAATCATGTCATCCCATTGCTTACCATTCACAATCCACGGGGTAGCAATGATGTTTCCTTCATCTAGCAACGTCGCCTCTTCGATCACAGTGATGTAAGGCTTTAGAATTTTCAACGATGTGACATCTAACCGATCACGATAGTAGATATCGTGGTTACTGACGATCGTGAAAACTTCATCAAATCTTTCATTCAATAGCTGAGCGCCTTCGAGAGCATAATTAATGGTTTCTACATTGATACGACTGCGGTTGTCAAAATAATCACCAAACTGAAAGCATTTAGTAACTCCACGTTTGTCGGATTCGTTAGCCGCGAACTCCAATAGCTCTAATATTTGTCGATTATACTTTTCAGAGTCACCTTTCTCTCCGAAATGCAAATCACCGATTAAACACAATTTCATATGTTACCTTCCTTTTTAAAAGTCAAGCGATCTTATTCGATCTGCTTACAAGTGTCAACGAATCTATTCCCACTCTATACCGCTATCTTTTTCCTCGGGGTGTTCAACGAAATTTTCAACGTCCGAGTTGTCTTTCTCTTTTTGCTCAATAGTATCTTTATACCCATCCGACGGTTCTAATCCCATGGATACTCTCATTTTATTCTTGACGTTCATCTCGTTATAGTATTTTCGAAAATATTGCTTGAGGTTATTAAAACAGCATGTAGTAAACCAAGCGTGGGGGTTGTTGCATGTGAGGTAGTGATACTCCAACTCTTCGCCTTTCCATTCTCTGTTCTTCTCCTTGTAGGGACTAAAGTCTTCAAACGCTTTCATACACGCGTATATGTTTTCGTTGACGATATCGTCGCGCAAATGGTTGTACCGTATCCAATATCGGTGGTTTGCAATTTTATCAGCGAGAATCATGAACATTTCGCCTAGTTCGTTGGTTACTTCACCCTTTCTTTTTGCCGCTAACACTGCATCAAAAAAGTCAGATGGTGTTAGATAATTTTCTTTTTTATCTGACATTACTTTACCTATGTAGTTTTTAAATGATGAGACTCCCTATGTCTTGTCTAGTCTGGTTCTAAGACATTTTAACCAAGACATAGTTCAATGATTGCGTACAGTTATATCTATAATTAATAAAAAGTGATTAGATTTTTTGATATCCACACTGCCGCGAAACCCACCAACTACTTTTACTATTTTAACTAAATCGAAACTTCCTTTTAGCTCCCGTGTCGTGTGGCTTTTAGCTTAGTAGTAAAAATAATTGCGTACAGTTATATCTATAATTAATAAGAGATGTAGACGTTGGTGTCATTGAGCGCAAGCTGAAAAATGGTCTTACTACTAAATACTTACATGATAAACAATGGAGATTTTGATGAAGAAATTTCACAATCACACTCATAAAATCCAGAGTATAACTTTTCACAACGGCGATTTGCAGTATTTGTTTAGTAACGAAAGCATTATTACTAACAAAAAAGTAACAAAATATACATCTGGTATAACTGAAAGCGATGTTGAGAAAAAGACTCGTAACAAAAAATCTTCAAGCCAAGAAAAAGATGAAAGTCAAAATGATGACCAATCTAATTCTGGTGATGAATAATTTTAGTAAACAGGAGATATAAATTATGACATTTGGAGTTTCTGCTGGTGTAACTGGTAACATCGTAGACCAATCTTTCCTAACAAGCGGCACTGGTCTGTTGTCTGCTGGTATTGTTATTTCAGCAAAGCGTGGTTCTACTGACGTAAAACTTATTACCAATACCACCCAGTTCGTTAATCATTACGGATATCCTAGTCGTGATAATCCGTCTATGTACGCGGCTATGCGTTTCTTAAGCCGTGCTGGTTTCTTGAACGTAGTTCGTGTTATCAATGATGCTGAGTCTGCTTCTGGTGAACTCACTGACGGTGAAACAACACCGACAACTGAACTTGCTATTACAGCGGCTAACGAAGGCGCATGGGGCAACAATCTTACTATCAATATCGAAGATTCTGATTTACTTCCTACTGATACGTTTTACCTTGTTGTGTTAGAGAATGACGCAGAAGTTGAAAGATTCGTCGTTTCGCGTGACGTTAATGCTGTTAATGGTTTTGGTAAAAGCGTGTACATTGAAGACGTTATCAACGGTAATTCTGATTATATTGTTGTTACGGATACACCTAACGCGGCTACAACTTACACTGAGACTACAGTCGATTTGACTGGTGGTAGTGATGATACCACTGCACCTACTGCGACTATGATCTCTAATGGTTGGAACCAATTTAGAAATCCAGAAGAAGTTGATGCTCGACTATTAATCAATGCTGGATGGGCTGACCAAGAAGTAGCAACTAAAATGGATTCTATTGCGATGATTCGTCGTGACGCAATTGCTATTTTGGATGTTCCTCAAGATACTAATGACGACGTTACCGCAATGGTTGAATACCGTAAAGATACACTAGGTATCGATTCTTATCACTCTGCTTTGTATGGTGGTTGGTTGAAAGTTCGTGACCAAAATAGTGGTTTCTTAATAGAAGTACCTGCATCTGGTGATGTTGCGGCTAATTTCGTGAGTGGTTTAGAAAATGGAGCTATTTGGAACCCTGTTATGGGTCTTGATGCTGGTTCTATTCCTAACACGTTAGGATGCACCAAGAACTTCGACGAAGGAGAACTTGATCAACTATACCAAAATGGTATTAACCCTATCACTAAGATCGGTGTTAATAATGCTGTTATTTGGGGTCAGAAGACATTGCAATCATTTGCGTCTGGTCTAGATCGAGTGAATGTTGTCATGAACGTTAAAGATATGGATGTATCGATTCGTAGAGCATTACTACCGTATGTAGGTAAACCTAACACGGTTACATATCGCAACAGCGCTGGTTCTGTAGTTGAACGTTTCTTAGAAAATAGAAAACGTCAAGGTGGTCTCTATGACTATAGCGTTGACTTCTCAGATAGCTTGAATACTTCGGCTATTCTGGATCAACAAAAATTCCTTATTAACGAATTTGTACAACCAGTTCGTGGAATGGAATTCATTCGTAACACGTTGACTGTGACACAGACAGGCGTTGACTTAAGTTAATCAATTTAGCCCCTTCGGGGGCATTTGATTCTTATTTTGTAAATAATTTTAGAATAAGGGAGCTATACAAGATGGCAACAATTCAAGATATTCGTGGTGCTAATACGCCACAAAAGAACTATGAGTTCGAAGTTGAGTTGATCGGCTCAGTGGCTGGTGGAGATTTACCAATTTTGACACAGCGTGTACAGAACGCGGTTATTCCTCAGAAGTCGGTTGAGACTATTGAAATTAACTTTAAAGCTGGTAAAACTGGTCACAGTGGTCGAGATTCATCATCACACAACAACACCATTACATTCTGGGAAGATGAAGAACATAATATTTCTAACTTCTTCCGCGCATGGCTAGAGGCTATTAACAACTCTGAGACTGGTGCTGGTACAAGTCGTGATCAATATGAGGCGCAGATGCGTGTTGTTCAATTCGCTTCAGACGGTCAAACTGTAACCAACTCGTGGATATTGACTAAAGTATTTCCAATTGATATGGGTGACGTTACTCTTGCTTACGATGGTAGTGAATTGCAGACAGTAGACATTACTTTCTGGCACGACACATGTAAACCTGAATAATAACAACAAAATAATAACAACAATAACAATTAGCCACCTTCGGGTGGCTTTTTTATTACTCTAAATATGATTAATAATTCGGGAGATTTTATATGGGATTTTTATCGTTTTCAGATGTAGGATCAACGGGCGGTCTTGAAGAAAGAAGTGCGGATTCTTCTAGTTATAACGAAGAAGGTAGAACACTGAGCGACTTGTTTAATGCAGAAGAACCACAGCGTACGTATATGTGGGAGGTCGAATTAGAAGGTGGTGCCGATGCTGATGTTTTGTCTTTATACGCTAGGGCTACCGCAGTTCCAACTAGATTGATGGAACAGATGCAAAGATATTACTGTGGGGTAGGACACTTCTTTATTGGAAGAGATAATTCCCCCCGTGTATTTCGTATAACATTCTTTGATGATGAAAATATGTCAGTGAGTAGATTTATAGAAAACTGGATGATTTCTAATTCTTATGGCGAAGATCGAAAAATGGTTGCTCCTAAAAATTATCATAGAAATATAAAACTTAAATTAAAAGATAGTACAGATAATATCGTGACAAGAGAGTTGTCTTTTATTGACTGCTATCCTATAGAAAAAAGCGAAACTTCTCTTACATTCGAATCATCTGAGTTATTCACTTTCGATGTAATGTTCGCTTATAGAAAACAGGAGTAATTATGTTTGGGTCAGAAGTAAATGTAGAAAAAATAACTTCCAAACTACAGCAAGAAATTAGCGCCAACCAGATAAGTCGTTCTAATTCACAAACTCAAGAGGGAACGACGACTATTGGTGACGATATTGCTAGAAAGATGGAGCAAAGCCCTCAGTTCGATTTCTTGTTTATGGTTAAAATGCCAGACATAAATGTGAACAAGAATAGACCCACTGGAGTTAGTTTGCCTTTGAATAGCAATGCTAATAGCGGCATCGCTAGCGCTAATGTTTCACCTGACGACATCAATCATCGAGTCTTTACAACAAATGCCCCCATAACGCAGTTTGACTCTGTTAAGAATACAGATATGGGAACTTTTATGTATTCTGCTGGTCATGCTGATATAGGAACGCTCAACTTAGTTATGGATGAGTTTAACGATGGCGCTACATTAGCTTATCTGCTGGAATGGCAAAAGAAAATCAAGAATGGCGATGGGACATATAATCCACCATTTTATTACAAACATGATATTAAAGTTGTGAGATTATCTGCCAGTAAATTGGAGACATCAGTTCATACTTATAAAGACTGTGTGCCTATATCAATTGACCCTATGACGTTCTCTCATGATAGTAATCAAATATTACAATATAGTGTTACATTCTCGGTTGATGATGCGGAACATATTATGGTCAAGCCACAACAATTGAAAAACTTTATGGATAATGACGAAACATCGATTATAAATAATATTCGAGATGGGTCATCAGATCCTATTAAGACTAGAATAACTGCACAAGGCGCAAAAGGTATTCTAGAGAAGATAAGAGCAAGTTTCTAAAAAGGAGAACTGCATGAACAATAACAAACCGTTTTTCGAAGATGATGTCGAAACAACTAAGACGAACGAAGAAAAACAACCAGAACAAAAGATAGATGAGCAGAACTTTTCTACTATGGATGAAGACGCATTAGAACCTTCCAACGTTTTGAATTTGCCTTCTAATGGTAAGACTGGATATGCCTCGCAAGTATTTTACCGAGATATTATGGCTGGCGATGAAGAAATATTGGCAAGTGCGACTGGTGACACATATTCAAAAACATTGAATGGAGTATTGAAGTCTATTCTCAATGATTTCAAAGATTATCATAAAATGACTGTTGCTGATCGTGATTACTGTTTGATTTGGCTTTGGTCTAATAACTATCAATCAGTCAAGAAAACTATTATAACATGTCCTCATTGTGGCAAAGAGTATGAACATACTTTCGATATGCTTAATCTTCCATATACTGAGATTAAAGATAATTATCAACATGGGTTTGAGATTCCTATCAAGAAGACAGGTGGTAATATTATCGTTCGACTGAATACAGTTGGTGATGAAATCAAAGCTGAGGAATTTGTTAGATTACAGAAGAAAGATAAAAACATCAAGGACGAAGATATTATCACTTATGATCGTGCGATGTTATATTTATCTATCACAATCACAGGAGCAGAAAATCTCAGTATTGAGCAAAAAGCTAAATGGATTCGTACGAATGTTTCTTCTCGCGAATTAGGTTATGCTAAGCAATTTCATAGATATTTCTCATACGGTATTGATACTGTTGTAGAAACAAGATGCACACATTGTGAGGGGGAAGCGAAAGCGAGAATTCCCTTTCAAGCAGAAGACGTTTTGTATCCCGAACTACAGTCAGATTTTGAAGACTTCTTACGATTTTCAAAAGATACTTAAAATACAACCATCAGAATATCGAAAGATGTCCGTGATGCAAGTGAGAAAATATGTTGAGTTTATGAAAACCGACATAAATGATAAAGACCCTTGGGTTACCCCTCAACCAGCCATTACTCTTTAGTGGCTGGTTTTCTTTTTTGTAAATAGTACCAGTACATGTACATTACAAGAAAGGGTTAAATCATATGAACAAACCAAAAATTATTATCGAAAATGGTATGCACGTAGGTGAGATCCTACTACAAGAGCTTTTCGCTAACGGGGTTATAAACGAATCAAACCTAAAAATTCTTAGAGCGAATGAGTTTTTAACCGAAGCAACAAATACCAACAAACACGTTTTTTATAAGAGTCGTAAAACGGGAACTCAGCGAAGAGTAGACCGAGATGTTTTTGCGGCTGTTTATTCTGATATACGCCAATATCAAACTCACTCTGATATCGCATCTGCTTTAGGATTTGCTCCTGAAGATTTTGGCGAGGATGAACAAAAGCGTAAAGCAGTATTGAGTAAATTTATTAACAGAACGTTAGTAAAGGGATTTAATAAAACTGCACTACCAGAAGACGAAAAGTTTCCTCCTTTCGATAAGCGTAATCAATTTTACACTGGTCAACGTGAGGAATCTGGCGACGACTGGGAGTTTGGCGATCCTACAATTTCGGATATCGATGGTGGTAGTCGTAATCGTCGCGGAAAAGAAACACGTACACTCGAAAAGATCAACTCACAAGATTTACTTGACGGTGAGTTCTATTCCAATATGACACGTATCCCTAAATCTCGTTGGGGTAGTTGGTTACGTTTCTGGGATAGAAAGAAAAGTAGCGTTGCTCGTGATAAATCTTTGTTCGGTAGAGAATGGGGTAAATCATTCATCCTTGGTTACCAGATTGAACCTAATCTGCTTTATGAAATTTGGTATAACAGTATCGACTCTACATTCACATTACATGACCGTAATGGTACTGAGATGT